ATGTGTCGGGCGTTGACGCGCCGACTGTTACTACTACGGAAGAAGTTAGGTCTAAGTTCTACACGGATGAAGACCTATCTCGTGTCCGTTCACAGGAGAAAGATAAGCTCTACCCTCAGATTGAATCTCTGAAGGAAGAACTTAACTCACTACGAAAAGAAAAAGAAGAAGAAGCAGCTCGTAGAAATGCGGAAGCGCAAGCTGAAGCACTAAGGATTAAAGAAGCACAAGAGTCTGAGCTAGATGCAAAGTCTTATGCTGAACTTAAGACCCGTGAGTTGCAGGAGCAGTTGGAGCGTGAGCGTCAAGAACGCGAACGAGCCTTCGCTCTTCTGGAGCGCGAAAAGACATATGCAGATTTGCAATCTTATCGTCAGAACGTAATTGAACAAGAACGTGACAACATCATTCCACAACTCGTTGATTTCATTCAGGGCAACACCCGTGAAGAAATCGCTGAGAGCGTGGAGCGTTTGAAGGAACGTTCAGCAAGTATTCTTGAATCTGCGCAATCTGCTATGCAGAACGCCAGGAAAGAAATGAAGGGAACGAGCATCTCTGCTCCTCCCGCTGGACCATTGGAAACTAATATGGAGCAACGTACGTTAACGGCTCAAGAAATTGCAGCCATGCCGATGAACGAATACGCAAAATACAGAGACCGAATCATGAGCGACTCAGCTCGTGGTAAGTCTCGCGGGCTGTTCGGTTAAACCCCCCAACCCAAAATCTAACAAGGAGTTAAAGCTAAATGGCATCATCCATTACAGGTACAGGCAATCTTGCCGCTGCGCCTACCGCGTATTCAGGTACCAACACACAGCTGACTCAGGCGATTCAGACCATTTGGTCAAAGGAAATTCTTTTCCAGGCCATGCCTATCCTTCGCTTTGAGCAGTTCGCAGTAAAGAAGACAGAACTTGGTGTTGCACCAGGTCTCCAGATTAACTTCATGCGTTACAACAACCTCGGTTTTGCATCTTCACTAGTTGAAGGTGTTCGCATGCAGACAAACGCACTAACAGCACAGCAGTTCTCAATCACAGTATCAGAGCATGGTTATGCTCTTGCTGTTTCAGAGCTATTGCTTAACGCTTCATTTGATGACGTAATGGCTTCAGCCTCACGTCTTCTAGGTCGTAACATGGCTATCTACCTTGACCAGCTATCACGCGACACACTATACGCAGCAACATCAACAATCTACGGTGAAGACCGCTCAAACCTCTCAGCAGTTAATAACTGGTATGCAGATGGTACAAAGGGTACATCACGTGCTTCTATGACAGGTGCATTTAACTTGACACCTAAGACAGTCAAGGATGCAGTAGAGACACTTGCTACAAAGAACATCCCTCGCCTAGGTGAGACATATGTTGCGTTCATCCATCCACACCAGAGCCGTAAGCTTCGTGACAATCCAGAATTCATTGAAGTCACAAAGTACGCAGCTCCAGGAAACTTCATGCTCGGTGAAATCGGCCGCCTATACGACACAGTATTCATTGAGACCACACAGGTTCTCAAGGTTGCTGGTGGTGCAGGTACTGGTTACTCAGCTGATACAGCTGTTGCTAACCCAACAGTAACTGCTGGTGGAGGCTACACAACACCTGCTACATTCACAGGTAACGGTGCTTCAGACCGCTATTCAGCTATCTTCATTGGAGATAACGCATTCGGTCACGCAATCTCTCTTCCAGTTGAACTCCGCGATGGCGGTATTCTTGACTTCGGTCGTGAGCATGCGCTTGCTTGGTACTCAATCTTCGGACTTGGTCTAATCACTGACCAGTCTGTAGTTATTGCAGAAACCAACTAATAACTTAATAGGTTGGGGGCCCTTCGGGGCCCCCAATCACACACCCACAGCCACTAATTAGGAGAATACAAATGGCAACAAAGAAGCCTACCGATGTAACTGGTCGTATGCGTGAGCAGCAACTAGAAGAAAATTTAGAAGTTTTGCAGGAGCGAGCAGCCGAGATGTCAATGGCATCAGCTACCGCAGCTCTAAAACTTGAAACAGAAGTTATTGATGCAACTATCCCAGACCGTCAAACTATCATTGTTGATGAGGTAATCACCGTAGGTGAGTCCTCAGATAGCGTGGAAATCCGCGTAATTGAAACAATTGAAAACATGACCCTTGGAGCAGGCAACAACTATAACTTTAAAGCTGGTCAAAAGTACAAAGTAACTAAGCAAGTAGCTCAGCACCTTCGTGAAAAGGGCTATCTAGCGGGCGTTATTTAAGACTACTGTTACAGACAGGGGGCGGGCTTTCGGGCCCGCTTCTTCGTTTGTAGAGATTTTTTATTAAATTACCGTCATCATTATATACACCGTAATGTAGGGAGTTCATATGGCTTTGTTGGCTGACTTGCTCTCTAGAGTCCGTCTAGAGATTGGCGACCAGCAAAAGCAGTTTACTTTTACTGCTACTGGCGACGGGGCTACTAAAGACTTCTATTTAAATGTAAAGCCCGTTGAGCTTACTAATCTTTATGTAACTGTGGCAGGTACTGCTATCGCGTACCCAGCTGGGTACACGCTTGAAGGCAACCTTGGAGTACTTCACTTTGTTACGGCTCCAGCGTCTAACGCAGCCATTAAAGTCACAGGAACAGCAAACCGCTACTTCTTAGATAGCGAGCTGACAACTTTTATTAATACCGCGGTCACTCAACACACTAACAACCGCACAGACTCTTTCGGTAGTTTAGTAGACCTAGCTGCTATCCCTCCCGTTGAAGAGTACCCACTTGCCATCTTGGCAAGCATTGAGGGTCTATGGGCCCTTGCTACAGACGCCGCATTTGATATTAACATCACCGCCCCAGACGGGGTAGTTATCCCACGCTCACAGCGCTATCAACAGCTAACTGGAATTATTGCCCAGCGCATGGAGCAGTACAAGCAGCTTTGCTCTGCATTAAACATTGGTTTGTGGCGGCTTGAGATGGGCACATTGCGCCGTGTTAGCCGTCATACTAACAAGCTTGTCCCTATCTATCTTGCTCAAGAGATAGATGACGCCCGCAAACCAGAGCGCGTTTACATTCAAAATGACCTTAATGGACGCAAGCCTCTACCAGGCTATTCTGGAATATACGACATTGCTTTATACCAAGGAGACTCTTGGTCAGCAGAGTTTGACTTCCCATTTGACGTCTCCGCTCTTACTTTTAAAGCTCAAATCCGTACGTATCCAAACGCTCCGCATTATTATGCAGAGTTTGGGGTTTCAGTTCTTGACGCTGCAACTGGAAGAATTAGACTCACACTAGCGCCATCGGTTACTAAGCGCCTTCCAGTAAGGGCTTTTTGGGATTTGCAAGCCACAAGCGCAACCGACTCAAGCTTTGAACAAACTTATGTTAGAGGTCAAGTTTTTGTCACTCAACAGGTAACATTGGATTAACATGTCTACATCAATCCCAGTAAATAGCCCAATTGTAGTTACAGTTACTCCACAAGCTTCCCCAACTGTTAACTTAAACCAAATTACAGTTGGCCCCATAAACCAACCTGCCATCGCGTACACTCATACTCAGGGAACTTCGTCTGCGACGTGGGTAATCAACCATAATTTGGGTTGGAACCCAAATGTAACAGTACAAGACTCAGCTGGAACGACTGTAGAAGGCAATGTTAGCTACACAAATGTAAGTAGTTTAACTATTACTTTTTCAGGCTCTTTTAGCGGTAAAGCGTACCTTTCCTAAGGAGAAGATAAATGGCACGTAAGTTTTTAACGTCGATTGACTTAGTCAAGAACGAGCTTCAAAACGCTCGTATTCAAAACTTAGCTACTGACCCATCAAGTCCCGTAACAGGCCAGGTTTACTACAACACTGCCTCCAATGAAATGCGCGTTTACAACGGCACTATTTGGGAAGCTGTTGGACTTAATGGCGTAACCGCAGATGCCGCGGAACTTAACATCCTTGACGGAGCAACGCTTACCACCACAGAGCTTAACTACGTTGACGGAGTTACCTCAGGTATTCAAGGTCAGCTTGACCTAAAGGCTCCTCTTGCTAACCCTACTTTTACAGGCACTGTTTCGCTGGACTCTTCAATTGTATTTGAAGGCTCTACTGCAGACGGTAACGAGACTACGCTTACCGCAACTGACCCAACTGCTGACCGCACAATCACTCTCCCTGATGCTAGCGGAACAGTAATCCTTACTACAAATAAGGTTACAGATTTAACAGCTCCAACCAGCTCGTTCTCAATGAACAGCCAGACTATTACTTCTCTTGCTACGCCTGTAAACGCTACAGATGCAGCTAACAAGCAGTATGTAGATGACGTAGCTCAAGGCTTAAACATTCATGCAGCTTCCCTTGCAGCTACTACAGCAGCTCTCAATGCTACATACGACAACGGGACTTCAGGCGTTGGTGCAACCCTTACTAACGCAGGTACACAAGCAGCATTTGTTACTGACGGGGTAACCCCAACAGTCGGTGCACGTATTCTTGTTAAGCACCAGTCTACTGCTGCCCATAACGGTATCTATACTGTTACTAACACAGGTAGTGGCTCTAGTAACTGGGTGTTGACTCGTGCAACAGATTTTGATTCAGCGGTTGAAATCGCTGGTGGTGACTTCACATTCGTTGATACAGGTACAACTTTAGCTAATACTGGCTGGGTTAACTCTACAGAAGTAACAAGTGTTGGAACAGACGCTATTGAGTTCGTACAGTTCTCAGGTGCTGGAACCTACACAGCCTCTAACGGCGTAACTCTTACAGGAACTAACTTCACGTTTACTCCGCTTTCAACAGGTGGTTTGCAAACAGCTTCTGGTGGCGCATCTATCAAACTTGCTACCAACTCAGGTGCTGCTACAGACGGCGATGGCTTTGCAATTGGTGCTGGAAACGGTATCACCGTTGGAACCAACACAATTTCTGTTGACGCTTCCGTAGTAGCTAGAAAGTACTCAACAACCCTTTCTACCTCAGCTACCTCATATACAGTAACCCATAACCTAGGGACACTAGATGTTCACGTTCAAGTTTATGAAGTGGCAACTGGAGAAGAAGTTATTGTAGATAACGCCCGCGCCACAACAAACACTATAACTCTTGGCTTTGCGTCTGCACCGACATCTAACGCCTACAGGGTAGTTGTAATCGGGTAATATACATGAGTACAAAAGCATTAGTACCTCTAAACGTACTGGCTAAGAGCAGCGAGCCTGTTGGCCAACGAGCGGGTGACTTATACTTTGATACTAGTACACTAAAGCTAAGAATATACGATGGCACACTTTGGATTGACATTGTCGGTACTGGTGGCGCAGGTCAACTTCAGATAGATGGTGGAGCACCAGCATCTTTCTATGGAGGAACGCCAAATGTAGAAGGAGGATTTCCACTTTCTACATCTGCAGGGGCTTATACAGGGTCTTATGATGGAGGAGTTGCATAATGGCAGTTAATATTTTACTACGCAGAGGAACTGCGGCTGAGTGGACCTCTGCAAACCCAATTCTTCTTGAAGGTGAAGTCGGTGTAGAGACTGACACCAAAAAGCTTAAAGTTGGAGATGGCCTTACAGTCTGGGCGTCTCTACCTTATATCACTCTAACTCCAGCAGCTGCAGCAACCCTATACGCCCCACTTGCTAACCCTACTTTTACTGGCACAGTATCCCTTGACACTGGTGTCAACCTTGTATTTGAAGGCGCAACTGCTAATGCTTTTGAAACGACACTAGCAGTAACAGACCCTACAGCAGATAGAACCCTAACTCTTCCAGACTCCACAGGGACAGTTGCTACACAAGAATACGTAACAACTGAAATAGGAACGCATAGCTCAGACACAACCTCAGTACATGGAATTGCAGACACAGCAGACCTTGCTACAAAGACTTATGCAGACACGGCTGTAAGCACACATAGCTCAGATACAACTTCTGTGCATGGAATTACAGACACAGCAGAGCTTGCTACAAAGACTTATGCAGATAATGCGGCTGCTACAGCAATTTCTACATCACTTTCCACACACACTCTAGATACTGTAGAGGTGCATGGAATAGCAGACACTAGCCTTCTTGTAACAACAACTGGAACTCAAACTCTTACAAATAAAACAATTACCACTCCAGCTGGCCTAGTTAAATCAGATGTAGGCTTAGGCAACGTAGATAACACCTCAGACGCAAATAAGCCTGTCTCAACAGCGCAACAGACCGCTCTTGATTTAAAAGCCAACCTTTCAGGCCCTACATTTACAGGGACAGTTGGCGGAATTACAAAGTCTATGGTTGGCCTAGGTAATGTTGATAATACAGCGGACGCTGACAAGCCGATTTCAACTGATACACAGACAGCCCTTGACCTTAAGGCCCCAAAAGCTGACCCTACCTTTACAGGAACATTAGTACTACCTTCAACAGTAAATGGTCCAAGCATTAGCACATCAGTTAATTTGTTGTTCCCAACTCAAGGTGGTCACATTACCCTTGGTGGGTCACAGACTACTGGAAACCTTACACTTGGTGGAGGAGCAACTAGAACAACTGGTGTAATTGGAATTGGAACTGGTGCAACAACATCTGGAACAAAGACAATTAATGTTGGAACTGGCTCAACAGGCGGAACTACAGAAATTACAATTGGCTCTTCAAGCGGAGCAACATCTAATATTACGTTAAATGGCTCAGTTACAGCAGCAAATAACCTTGTTGTAGAAGGAGACTTTACTGTAAACGGAACTAACTTCTCAGCATCAGCAACTTCTATCACAATTGAAGACAACATGCTTCAGCTTGCTCACCAAAATGCAGCAAATACAGTAGACCTCGGTCTTGTAGTTGCGTATAACGATGGTGCTGCAAAGCATGCAGGCCTTGTGCGAGACGTGTCAGACTCTACATGGAAGCTCTTTAAAGGCGTAACAACAGAGCCTGCAACAACCGTTGACTTTACCCAAGGGTCACTAGATGACCTTGCAGTGGCAGGGCTAACTGCAAGCTCACTTACAGTTGGGTCAGTTTCAAGCACAGAAATTGGGTATCTTGACGGCGTTACGTCAGCGATTCAAACACAAATCAATAATAAAGCCCCAATTGCTAGTCCAACCTTCACTGGAACTGTGACAGTTGCCGCAGATGGAATAGCCTTTACTGATGGCACACAGACTGCAGAAGGCGTACCATCACGCACTCCTATTATCCAAAAGACAGCATCTTATACGCTTTCATCATTGACTGAAAGAGATGACCTAATTGAAATGAGCTCATCCTCAGCCATGACGCTCACCATACCTCTAAACTCAGCAGTCGCCTTTCCAGTAGGAACATCAATTGACATTCTTCAAACCTCTACAGGACAGGTAACAATTGCTGGAGACGCTGGAGTAACAGTAAACGCAACTCCAGGATTAAAGCTAAGAACTCAATGGTCATCTGCAACTCTTTTTAAGAGAGCAGAAAACACCTGGGTTGTCTTTGGCGACTTGACAGCTTAAGAAAACACACAGGAGAATAAAATGGGTAAAAGAGTTGGAAAAAAGTCGCAGGCTTCAAACGACTTTTTAGAGCCATTAGCGCCAATAAGTGTATCTGCTTCAAACGTTGGAACAGACAGAGCGTATAATGATGGAGCAGCGGTTGTTTCATTCTCTTTACCAGCACTTTCCCCTGCTGCCACTTCTTTTACAGTAACAGCAAGTAGCGGCCAGACAGCAACTGGGTCATCTTCTCCAATTACAGTTACTGGTATTCCTGTCAGCGCCTCTGTAACGTTTACAGTAACAGCGACAAATGCTGCAGGAACTTCTGCTGCCTCTTCTGCCTCCTCTGCTATAGCTATTACAACAAGACCACAAGCACCACAGTCAGTTTCGGGGTCGACAGTCTCTGCAAACGTTAACAGAATCAGCTGGACCGCTGGAGCCGACGGCGGTAGCGCAATTACCTCTTACACAATCACTGGCTCTGACGGCACAAGCTACACAGGCATTTCAAGCTCAGCAGTAACTTATGATGCTGCGGATAGCACACCATCTTCTACTTCTCCAGGTTCACAGACGTATAGTATTGTCGCTATTACTGCAGTAGGCACCTCAGACGCAGCCTCAACAAGTACTGTTACTACTATTGCTCCGTTCTTCCCACCGTTCTTTCCGCCATTCTTCCCCTTCTTCCCGCCCTTCTTCCCGCCGTTTTTTCCATTCTTCCCGCCCTTTTTCCCGCCGTTCTTCCCGTTCTTCCCGTTCTTTCCGCCGTTCTTCCCACCATTCTTCCCGTTCTTCCCACCATTTTTCCCACCGTTCTTCCCACCGTTCTTCCCATCCTTCGGAAGCTGTACCTATTCATGCCCATCAGGGTGCACCCCATGCGGTTGCTTCTGTAACAGAGGAACATGCATCTGCTAAGTTAGAGACTGGTGTGATACTCTTAGGCCCTGAAAGGACTAAAAATGAAATATTTAGTAATGACTGCGCCAGATGAAAACGGCATTTCTGAAGTTTTTTATTCGGTAATTATGCCTGAGGGGGTTGCCCCAGCAGGTTTAATAGAGCGCTGGGACCTGCTGGTAGAGTCTTCTCCAGTAAAGGTAGTGTCTACTGCGTCTGCAGAAAACCTAGGACTCAACGCGGTATGGGACGAGAAGTCTAAAACGTTTTCTGAGTCAAGCGACAAGCCGTTGCAGAATAGAAAGCCCCTAGATACAAAAGCCCATTCTTTTGTAATCAACAACGAAGTTATCAGTGTCATTGTAGATAATGAGCCAGAAGTGACTGGTCCAAAGTTTGATGCTGGATTTGCTGAGCCAGTAATCGTGAAGTCGGTCTCTGAAGACAGTGAGATAGACCTAGGATACCTTTGGAATGGGAATGAGTTTTTAGCCCCAGAGAGCCTTTAATATGTCTGACGCTTGGAAAGAATGGAAAAAGAACCAAGGGGAAGCTAGGCCGTGGCATTTGTTAGACCCAAATGCTAGAATAACCGACCAAGACAAGATAGATAAAAGATACGACCTGTGCAAAAGCTGTGAGCATTTTATAAAGTTAACGACACAATGCACCCAGTGTGGATGCATAATGAAGGTAAAGACCACGCTACTTATTGCAGAGTGTCCCATAGGTAAGTGGGGTAAAGAAGAAAATGCACAATGAGAACGAGAACGCTTGGTTTACAAAAGACAGGTCAGAGACCGCGTCAAATAGGGTACCTGAACGAGCGCTAGATAATAAGGTAAGTGTTAAAAACTTAGGTTTGGGCTTACACGTTTATCAAAATACCTTTTCTAATGAGGATGCTGCAAGGTACATCAGCACCCTTGAGTCTAACCTATCAACGGGTGGCAAATATAAATGGTCAGAGGCGCAAGTAACAAACTCTGCTGTTCCAGTTAAAAAAGCAAGAGACTGTGTAGATTTTAAGTATAAGCAAGAAAACCTTGGGCCTAGAGACGCCTCAAATGCAGAATTAATAGACTTGCATGAGGAGATATACCAAAAGCTTAAGTACTGCATAGACGACTATGCTAGGTACTGGGGCATTAACGTAGTCTATTATGAGGCCTTTAACTTTGTAAAGTATGAAGGTAGCGGAACCCACTTTAATATTCACGCAGACCACGGCCCAGCGTACAACTGCACAGTATCTGCTGTTATTTATATTAATGATGACTATGAGGGCGGGGATATAAAGTTCCCAAGACTTGATAATCTAGTTTATAAGCCAAAAGTAGGCGATATTGCGGTGTTCCCATCAAACTACATCTACGAGCATGCCTCCTTGCCAATGGTGTCAGGCACAAAGTACTGCGTTGTCGTTATGACAGACATTAATGAGTTAGGGCACAAGTAATGTCTTTGGTTGCCATATTTAGACCTTTTAGGCCGTGGATAAAAAAAGAAGACGTTTCTGCACCTGTGCCAACACAAAAAGAAATTCCAAATTGGTATAAAGACGCAGACAGGTTTGCAAAAATGCCAAACGGGGAGTACTACAAGGCGCCAAAAGAGGTTTGCCCTTTCCCTAAAGAAGGAACAACCGATGACTATGGAAAGATTCCTACATGGAAAGCGTGTCCTGCTATCTTGGACGCGTTTACAACTGGATACCTTTTTAAAACACCTTGCGATTTAGTATTTTATAAAAACAGCCAGGGGGTCATAGATGTAAAAATTGACGACCCTAACTATAAAGACTTTTGCACTCAACGGCCCCCAATGCCGCAGTTTGAACACCCAAAGGGCTATTACCAAAGCCATTTTGCTTGGAGCTCTCCTTGGGGACTAGAGCTTCCAGAGGGGTACAGCGCATTGTTTATGACCCCAATGAATAGATTTGACTTACCATTTTTAAATACTACGGGCGTTGTAGATTCTGATAAAGTTCATTTACTTGGAACCTTTCCTTTTTTTATTGCAGAGGGTTGGGAAGGCACATTACCAGCAGGGACTCCTTATCTGCAGGTGCTTCCTTTTAAACGAGAAGACTGGGAACACAAAATAGAAATTTTAGACCAGTCTACGATGTATGATAAAATGGTTAATAACATGAGGTTTTACCGACAGCCTGACGGCGGGGTATACAAAAATAGTGTTTGGTCAATGCGAGAATACAGATAAGGACTAATAATGCAAACATGGACGGAAAAAGTTGATTTAGGCAACGGCATTTTTTGCTATAAGGGCGTAATCAATAAAGATATTGATGTTATAGGTCGGATTGAGGCCAATCTTAAGCCCGTCGGGGATACGACTGGGTACGCCTGGCAACCCGCATATGTTGGGTATAAGCAGCTTATGCCAGAGTACAGAGACTGCAACGACTTTAAGTTTAAGAAGACAGACATTGAAAACGACAAGAGCCAGGTCAGTTTAAATCTGCAATCTTTGTGGCAAGACCTATATGACGTTAAATTGCCTGCGGTTCAAGACTACTCAAGGATGTATAACATTAACAACCTAAAATACTGGGAAGCCTTTAACTTTATTAAGTACGGCCCAGGACAGCACTTTATGGAGCATCACGACCATGGCTTCTCTTATAACTGTACCCTCTCTTTAGTTGCTTACCCAAATGATGATTACGAGGGTGGAGAGCTTTACTTTAGATTACAAAACTTAAAAGTTAAGGCAGATGCTGGGGACCTGTTCATTTTTCCATCAAACTTTATGTACCCACACCAAGCAATGCCAGTAACCTCTGGAACTAAATACTCTATTGTGACCATGCTTGACTACAGCAAAAAGTTCCACACCCCAGAAATGTATAGCGCAGACTTAGATTAATGTTTAATATCTCTGTTGAAAAAACACAAGGGGCTTTGTTTGAGATTCATCCTATGTCTATTAAACGAGACTGGATGGACGCAACATCAGAGAACCATGCTTATAGATGTTTTCCAGTAACCCAGTCAAATGTAGTTGGCTGGAGCCTTTCTTGTTTAGAGGATATTGAATTTATTTGGGATGGGGTAACCGACCAAACCCCAGACCGTGTTCAAATATTTAGTCCAGAGGGGGCCTATTCTGGAAGAGGTCAGGCCTCCATAAGCTTAAATACTGGTCTAGTTTTTAGAACAGATGCGGATGTTAGTATCTTTACCATCAATCCAGTAAATTATTTTAGTGACAAGTTTGAAACGATGTCCTCTGTAATCAGTACTTCTTTTTATGACCACCCTCTGCCGTTAGCTATTAAAGCAAAAGCTGCAAATAAAAGAGTGGTTATTAAGGCTGGAACCCCAGTTGCCACAATTATTCCTATATCTTTATCAAACTTAAATGGGACAACTATTGAAATCGTTAATTACCAAGACCCAGATAAAAAAAGATTAGACGCAAACGTGTCCTACGGCATTGCTGCACAAAAAGTAAATACTGCTGGAAAATGGACAGATTGGTATAGAGACGCTGTAAACGAAAAAGGGGAAGCCCTAGGCTCTCACGAGGTAAAAACATTAAAATTAGGGGTAATAGACACAACAAAGAGAGATACAATATAAAAATGGATAAAAGCTCATACAAGGTAGTTCAAAGAACCCCATCTATAACTCCATCAGGCTGGTTTGGGGATAGCAAAGACATGATTGTTGAGCTAGAGAACTTTATGACCCAAGAAGAGATAGAGTTTTTAGAAAAAGCTGCTAAGTCTTTAACAATTTGGGATGTTACCGAGAGCCATACAAATGAGAATGGGACCGTCACCTATGACTCAGACTATTGGAAAGACAGGGTTGCGACTCAACCAACCTTAGATAAAAATGACCCAAAGATATCCCCGATAATCGCAGGGCTATTTCAAAGACTAAGGCCGATTATTGAAGATTTTTATAAGGTAGAGGTTATCCCGACTGGTACAACTATTGTTAAATGGCTTCCTGGGCAGTTTCAAAAGCCCCATGCCGATAAAGAGTTGCATGAGGGGCCTGATGCTGGAACGCCTAATGACTTTCCAAACTATGACCTCTCAAGTTTGTTCTATTTGAACGACGACTATGAGGGCGGAGAGCTGTACTTTCCGCTGCAAGGCGTACAGTTTAAACCTAAAAAAGGCGCTGCTTATTTCTTCCCAGGCGATAAGAACTATATCCATGGGGTTACTGAAATAAAGAGTGGCTTAAGGTTTACCTGCCCATTTTTCTGGGAAATCACAAAACATACTGGAGATAGACAGCCGTAACGACATGCTCATAAGGTATAGTAGAGCGTATGAAATCACTTTACGATATCCCGCTTAACTCTGCTGAGGGCTCTCCTGGCTTTTTAAGTCAATTTAAGGGTAAAGTAACGCTATTAGCAAATACCACAGTTGGCTGCGGCAACGCTAACCAAATGGAAGTCCTCCAATGGCTTCAAGATAAATATGGAGGCGATGATTTTCAAATAATTGCTATTCCTACCAATGACTACTGCGGGACAGGGGTTACTAAAGGCAAGTGGTCTCAAGGTATTACCTGTGGGGCTGATTCAGCAGATTACGGCAAAGAAGTATATGGAACTACTTTTCAATTTTCAGAAATGATATCCTCAATCCCAAATGAACTTGCTAATGAGCTTAGTGAGCACCGTGGAAACACAAATGTAAACGGACTAGGCCAACCCAACCAAGAACCACATGAACTGTACAAAGAAATATCAGAGCAGGTCCTTGCCTATGCTGCAAAACAAAAAGAACTTGGAATTCCAGATAGAAGTGGGTATTTGTCACCTTGGCTTAACTATCCTATTGCAAATGGCGCTAAACAAGGTGGAAACTTTGAAAAGTACCTTATTGATAAAGATGGATACGTGGCCGATTGGTTTTCGTGCACTGTGCTAAATTATGATATTGAAAAGACTCTTAAAGAAGAGTTACTAGCTAAAGGCACCCCTGCGGCTATGGGGGAAGGAAGAACCCCAGAAGTGTTTGATGAAGAGTACGCTCTTGTTCAACAAAAGATAGAAAAGCTTCTTGCTGGAGACAAATCCCTTATAAATAACTAGACGGAGTAAACGCACAATGAACTTAACGAACAAAAAAAGACTAACAAAAGACATAGTTGTTTATGAGAACTTTATAAGCAAAGAAGATTGCAAAAAGATGATTCAAGCCCTAGATGCTCAAGCAGACAGCGGAGCAATTTCTTGGATGCCAATATCATTCTATGAATCATATTCTTCAGTTTTACCTCAAGACAACGACCAAGAAGTCATTGACGCTGGGCTATCTCCAACCATATTTTCAGACATTGAAAAGGCAATGCCTGAAGCAATTGCTTCAGTCCACGACCTTGACCCAAAAACAATTTGTAAAATTGGATACCACACACAGAAGTGGGAGCCTGGAGCATACGCAAGAATTCACTCTGATAACACAGATGCCGAAGGTAATTCAGGCGCGTTTACAAGAAGCCGCTATGCGGGCTTTCTATACCTTAACGATGATTTTGAAGGTGGGCTTTTACGGTTCCCAGCACAAAACCTAGAGATTAAACCAGAGGTAGGGATGCTTGCGGTGTTTGATGGAGGGTTCAACAACATGCACGAAGTATCCCTTATCACAGGTGGGGTTAGATACACCATTGGTTCTTTTTGGGATGATAGAGAAGAGTCAGCGTACCCACAAGAGGTACGAGATGCATGGGCCGAAGAAATGAAAGCCACTAGAGCACAACAAGAAATTGAAAGAGCAGAGTGGCAGGAGCTGCTTAAGCAAGGGTGGAAGATAGATGCGTCTGGAAATAAGTACAAAGTAGAAGAGCTATAAATGATTGAGTCTTTTAAACAACAGTTAATAGATAGCGGTTATGTAGTTAACGATATTACTTCAGAGCTATTCTCTGTTGAAAACTTTTTATCACAAGACCAGATAAATACCTTTTTGGATATTATAAATAGTACCTCTCAAGAAGATTGGGAAGTTGAGTACCACTCAAACTTAAAAAGGTTTTGCATGCAAAAGTTTGGCAGAGACGACGTGGATAACTTGGTTGCTGAAGGTAAGTTTGAAGTTACTCAAAATTGGAAAGATAAAAACTTTAACATATTAAATCATAAGATATATAGACCACTATACGATGGTTTAAATTCAATGGTGGTAAAAGCCGACCCAGAATTAATTTTAAGTGGTTTTGCAACAATTCAAAGAATGCAACCAGGAGTAGAGTTAAAAGCGCATACTGACCAAAGAACAGACCCGTCTATAAAATACGCTACGATTGTGTATATTAATGATGACTACGCAGATGGCGAATTATTTTTTCCAAACCTTGACATCCAGTTAAAGCCCAAGCCAGGAACTATGTTATTTTTTCCAGGTAACGAGCAGTATGAGCATGGAGTTAAGCATGTAGGAGAAGGGCCAATAAGATATGTTCTTGTCGGGTTCATTAAAGAAAAAGACCACTATATAAAGAATAGATACTAAGGAGACACAAAATGGACAGAGAGATACTTGAAGAAAAAGTTTACTACTACACAAACGTAATTGAAGACCCAAAGAAACTTGTTGATGCAATTGAACAAGACAATGAGAACCCTTGGGGCGAATGGATGGCATGTAGTGGTGAGGCGTATGTCTATGGAACAGATAAGAGTATCTTTGCGGACCCGTCAGACATTCAGAAGACCTATATCTACTCTACATTACAAAAGGCTTTTGATGATGTAGCAAGAGATTACGCGGTAGCCCACGGCATCACAGATGAGCCTAAACTGTTTCCAATGTATCCAATTAAAAAGTATAAGGCAGGCACATATATGGGTGCTCACTTTGACCAACAAGAGGGCGATGGCCGTCTTAAAGTATCTTTTGTTATGTACTTAAACGATGATTATGAAGGTGGGGAGCTATCTTTTACCATTGCCTCTCCAGATGGCATATTGCAAAAAGCTAGCCCAAACCCAGATTTTGAAATCGCAAAGCAAGAAGGAAGCTACACTTTTGCTATCAAGCCAAAAGCTGGAAGCATTATTGTTTTCCCACCATCTCCGCCATATCACCACACGGCGCACTTAGTGAAGAGTGGCGAAAAGATAATGGTGCCTCAACACTGGATTCATTAACATTGAAAACAGCGATTGTAACTGGGGCAAGCAAAGGCGTAGGGTTAGCAACAGTAAAACGCCTGTCTGAAAATGGGTACAAGGTTATTGCTGTTTCAAGAAACCTCTCTAAAGTGTCTGAGCTTGTATCTGACAACGTTGAGGTATATAGCCTAGACGTAACAGACCCTAAAGCACTAGAGAACTTCTATCAACAATACAAAGACATAACTCTAGACCTTTTAGTTAATAACGCTGGTGGCGGCTCTAGCCCCACTAGTATTATTAATGAAACCATGGATAACTTTAGACGAGCCTACGATATAAACGTATCTGGCCCTATGTACCTTTCTCAATTATTTGTTCCTTGTATGCAACGGTCAGACTCACCAACAATTGTCTTTGTTACCTCTTTTGGAGGTAAGGTGCCCTACCGCGGTGGGGGAAACTACACAAACGCTAAAAGAGGTGAGCGCGGTCTAATTGAAACAATGAGGCTTGAGTTCCCTCAATTTGGCATTAAAATTACAGAAATTTGCCCAGCAACTATTGACACCCAAGAGCAAAAACGAGACTATGCCTTAACTGCAGAAGACTTAGCAGAGGCTATCTACTGGGTAGGGTCGCTACCAAGCCATGTTAATATAAACGAAATTGAAATCTGCCATATCAACAGTAGTAAGTATAACTAATCATGATTAACTACAAAAACAGTAAAAGTTCTACTTTTCAAGAATCATTTGTTATCTCTATGACTCAAGAAAAAAAGAATGGATTTTATGTAGAGCTGGGCTCGGGAGACCCATACGCGGATAGTAATACGTCCTTGTTAGAGTCTGAGTTTGGATGGAAGGGTCTTGCTCTTGAAATTGACAAAGAAGTGTCTGAAAAGTACAACTTATCTGACCGCAAGAACAAGTGTATTAACAAGAACGCCTTAAGCTTTGACTATCTTAGTCATTTTAAAGAAAACAATTTTCCAAAAACTATTGATTTTTTGCAAATTGATATAGATGGGCATGATGATGGGAACTGTCTTTTAGCCCTTGTAGCGCTACCTATGCTGCAATATAGATTTTCAACAATAATTATTGAGCATGATTTATCTCAAAATTATAAAAGGTACTCTATGAGAGATGCTCAAAGAGAGATTTTAAGCAGTTTAGGGTACAAACTTATTGGACAGACCTTAAGTGAAGATTGGTGGGTTGACCCAGAGTCTGTAAACCAAGAGGCTTACAGGTACGACATATTTAACGGGATACCGCACATTGGGGGGACCAAATGAAATTAATAAAACACGCTGAAGGTGTACACGAAATTGAAGAGTTTTTAGATGAAGAACTGAGAACGGCTTTTTTATCTAAGGCTAGCGAGAACGTAAACTGGAATACCTCACATATAGGGAACACAGTTAAAGATATGGGTGATGAGCTATACTTTAAGATATGGGATGTGTATAAAAATATTGAAACATTTTTTACTAATATAGGGTCAGTAATTTACTCTCGTGATTTACGAAGGCTAACAAATTCAGAGTTTATGTGGCCGCATGAAGACGGTGGAAACCCCGATGACCCACGAAAAATAGTCTTTGGGGTTGCTATTTATTTAAATGACGATTTTACTGGGGGAGAGCTAATATACCCAACTCTTGGTCTCAGTGTTACCCCGAAGGCAGGAAGCATGGTTATTCACAACGCCGACCTTAAACATCAAGTATTCCCAGTTTTAAAGGGAGAAAGGTATTCAATAACTACCTTTGTTTTTGGCGATGAATCTACTAAATTTGTCCCTATAATAGAAGAATGAAAGCATATACCCCAGGCGGGCGTTTTGACGCAGACTTTGAAACCACAGACC